GAATGATATGACAGCCGATATACCGTGTCCACGCAAAGTTGTATTGGGCCTGTCGGCCTGATGCGGTAGGTAGATTGATAAACTTGGAATAAATATCGGGTAGATCAAAGACAAAATAGATGTCACGCACGAGATCGGCAATGCGCTGGAGCTTAAAGCGAACCTGGACGGGCTGGTCGTAAAGGAGATCCTGTGGGCCATCCATGGCGAAGGTCACAGATTCCTCCGCGAAATGCGCATATTTCTTGTAGGTTTTATAGAAATAGGTGAAATCGGGATTGCCGCTCAGGAGGACATTTTGTGCTCCGTAGGCGACGAGAGAAAACAATCCACCACCTGGCATTGGTTTTACTAGTATAGACCGAGATCCTTTAGACCTATATGGAGGCGCAAGCGCCCCCATACCCCCCTCCATAGGAGAGAGCGCGTATTCTTCCTAAGGACCGCACAAACAAGGACCGCACAAACAAGGACCGCACAAACAAGGACCGCACAAACAAGGACCGCACAAACAAGGACCGCACAAACAAGGACCGCACGAACAAGGACAGCACATACCCTTTCGTGGAGTCATCTCCCATATGGATTATAAAAACACATGTTGATTCATACCTCGTCCCTCCACATAGATATTGGGATACTTCGTAGAATCTAGATGTCTGGAAATGATTTCAATACGATCTACTGTATGGATTAACTTAAACATCCCAAAAGGGCTAGCATATACAAATCCATTTGCAAAAGAATTACATATTTTGTCTGATAGAAGGTTCTGATTGGATGGTAATTCGGCACGATAGCCTCGAATGGCCCCATACGTAAACATGGGGGCGCACCAATAGCGCAAGAGAAGAGGATTCATTGATTATATGATGATAGATTGATTTTAAGTGGGCGGGAAACCGCGCCTCCACTTAGTTGTTATTCGTCCACCACGTATCATCCAAATAGGGTGCGGTCGATGAATCCATCACATCAGAATCCATAATAGTCGATGGCCCTTCCAACATAAGCTGTTGAATCTCGGAATACGACAGCGCATAATTAAAATACGTCAGGCGGCTAAGATGTCCCTTCATCGCGCCATACACCTGAAATCCGTCCTTATCTACCGAAGGGACATGAGATTGATCTAGTTTTATTTGACGCTGACTGAAGCAGACAATATCCTGATCATTTTGATACGGAGTAAACCCATCAAATGAGAATCGTTTGGACAAATTACCATTGATAAAGATATCCAGCGCATTATCGTTACAGCTGATCACGACATGAACCCACTTGGAGATCGGAAAGTTATCCACTTCCACATAATTATTCCATGTGCGATAGGTATTCATGTAGACACGAAGAGTGTTCGTATCTGATCGCAAATAGACGCCGGGTGCCAAAAGAGGGAACTGAGAACTGTATCCCTTATGAAACACATGGAGCAGACCCCGCTCTTGGCGAAAAGAGGCAGGATTCACATTGATAAAGAAAGAGTAGCTAAATTCAATTCCACTTCGCTCATTGGATGACAGCGAGATCGGTTTGGATCCTGCGGCGTTCGGATTCTGACCAATGATTTTGGTTCGCACATCGGTCGGACAGGTATTCGGAATAAGCTCCGTTCGATTCGTATGAAGGCGGTTCATATAGTTTGCCATCATCTCAATGAACAAAAAAGAGAGATAGACACATCCCACAAGAATTACAGCATAAATCACCTGTCCAATCACATCGGATTGAACAACATTTGTAAGGGTTGTTACGACACTGCTACTCGCCTCTGTTACCGCGTTTATCTTACTCGCATTCATAGGGCGTGTGGTTACGTTTGCAGAGCCCGACATGCCTTTTACTAGTTTGTATGATTTATTTTATAGGGGCCCTATGCGTTTGCGGATTCGGAAGTTTTCAAGGGAGTCACTGAAATAGAGACGCCTGGCGCAAAGATGGACGACATCCATCCTCCTAATGAAGTAATGGGTTCAGGTCCTGCCATGTAGATCTTGTGAACCGACTCGGGATTCAATGCGGTATCATACATCGTCGTCGTAGACAGTTGTCCACCAAACCCACCGTAGTCCAAAAGCTTCGCAGATAGCCCACTAGAATCCACTTTGTATTGTGTGGGGAGAACACAGGAACGTGCCAACTTGCCATCTGTATAAACGTCTACTGTCTTCGCATTGACAGACACAGTAAGATGAACCCATCGTTGAAGATCAATCTCGGGTAGATCGCATAAGGGGGCACTCTTACTATTTCCCTTACTGCCAGTGTCCATGGAAAGAGAGGTAAAGAGAGGGGTGAGAGATGCTTTGGAGAGATCATCATCCGCATGGTGACGATGTGGCATTCCTTGTTCATGCGTATGAAATCGGATGTGAAGTGTGGGGGTTCGACCTCCCAGATAGATCCGAAACGTATCAAATCGCCGACCACCTATACGCAAGATGGACTTCATCAATCCAGATCGATAGGACCAATTGGAGACATAGATCCATGTGGAGACCGTAAATTCTCCTCCCTCAAATAGGCGTGGGAGTTGATCGGCACGGACAATGATGTTCTGACCAGATTCAACCTTTGCAGATTGAGTAGTGGCGAGTAGAGTGTAGAGAGTTCCTGTGCGAGGACCAAACAAATACTGATACAGATAATACATTCCAAGGAGGCTCACAAAGACAAGCAAATAGGGAATCATGTATTGAAGCGGTGCTGAATCACGGCTTCCCTGGTTTGCGTTCATCTTCTGTCAGAGCCGAGGATAATCTTCCTGAATGCCTAGATACACTCAGGCATAGGGCGACTTCCATTGTTGCATCCCATTTTGTGGAGGAGAGGTAAGGGGGCGACACGGTAAACCGGGGAGACACTGTGCTGATAACTTTGGAAAGGGTAGAAGCATATCAATCGAATTCGTTTCTAGAATATTATGATTGCTATCCACATACGTCAGGTGAATCTTTTCTACCTCGCTAAGAGTCATGCGGCTTTCCTGGACAATCACATGAATCGCGGAACCTCCCAGTCCTTTTTGTCCCACAGAGAGCGGACTGCTGATGATGACAGGATAATTTTTTAGGCGCTGGGAGGCAACAATACGACCATCATAAATAACATCAAATCGACGACCCTCACGAAGAATCGCAATAAATACCCATTTCTGCATCGGAATGGGGGGAAGATCGATGATCTCTTCTCTTACTGTTCCATCTGTGGTTTTCACACGAAGACGTGTAGAGCGTTTACTCCTTTCACGAGACCCTACCATTGACTCTAGGAACCAATTGTTTTCCACTTGGATCAGAGGAATATATCGTTGCCCATGATGTGCTGTTCGATCACCACCTTTCAGATAAAAGAATCCCATGACGGATGAACCACTGGAACCCAGGATTTTTTTTTGTGTGACATCGGGCAACACCACATCGGTCTTGGTATCTAATGGAGTCAGGGTGAGTAACATATCTTTTGGACCTGATGGACGATAGAGGATCAAATATACCACATAGATGATACAGGCGACAACGGCGGCTTGTAAAAAAAGGGTAAGAAACTCCATCCTATCTACTTCTCTGAGGGGATTCCTACGAGCGGCTTATGAGAAGAGTGCGGAACCCGCAGACGAAAGGGAGGACATTCTGGAGGATGCACTAGTAGCGGCAGTAGAAGCAGCACTTGCAGCATCGGAGAGGGGTGTGTTTGTGGAGAACACGCTCACAAGGCTCGCAGTCCCTTCGGGCCTGCTTTGTGCGTCCCCACAAGATGTGGAAGAGGGGATGGGTCCCAGATTGAAGTCTTTTGCCGTAGTGAGAGCAGGGGTTGCCTCTCGTATTTCAGAAGCACTCAGGGTGCGCCCCCAGAGTTTTAGCTGACGAAGTGTGGCGAGCCCTGGTATCGGGACGATATTCCCCGTAATATCCAACGGAGGCGCTCCAAACCGTCGCGTTTTTACGAGTTGTCCATTGAGGTAGACCTCCATGCCCTGTTCGATAATTACCGCGCTCAGCCGAAATGGAGTTTGGACAGGAACATTATGAATCATTACATTTTCCATGTGGTGCTGTTTATTTAATACAGATACCATCAGGTCATTGGTATCAGGCATCAATGCCACAGCAAGATTGTAGCGATGTAGAATGCCAAGAAGGGTTTCTCCAGACGGTGTATCTTTCAGAACTCCTCCACGGTGAAATAAGAGACGGGATGTAGCAGAGAAGGCAAGGGGATTCTCAATAAAAATATCGACATGGAAAGAATATCCATAGAATTGAGTGCGAATGGGTAGACTCGTATTTGGAAGTTCAACCGATGACGTGGACCAATAGAGGATTCCATCATCAAATCCTGGAACAGGAATGAGACCCGGGGTGCCAGGACGAAGACGAAAGATAGGTGTAATAAAAAAATGGACAAACAAGACGATGATCAATAGAACACAGAGGATCGCAAAGACATAGGCGATCATACGAGAGAATTGAAATCCGTTCGCACTATTTGCTGCGGTTGCTGTTGCGGTTGCTGCTGCTGCGGTTGTTGCACTTGTTGAAAAGAGACTTCCAAAGATGCCTGGGGTAGACCGCGCATTAGTAGAAGCTTTTGAGGGGGTTGGGTTAAATATAGATGAAACTGTATCTCCAACATAACCTATCACAGACTTGTCTTGTCCTGATTTATTCAATGGTTTGGATGCGAGCTCTTTAATCCAACCGAGAACGGTGTCATTCTTTTGAGCAGGTGCCGCAGGTGTCGCAGATGCCACAGCGGTAGCAGCCATTCTCTGATACTTCCTTTTGTTTTTGAATGGAGCATAAACAACCATGCCCGTGTAGAATCAATATGGCAGCTCTACCGGACTGCACATTGACGACAGGCTGTTTTCTCTTACAGAAATACCATGCGGGCAGTCGAAGTCTCGCAGAGACCTTACAGGGGATGGAGGCACTCTTGGCGGTTCCATGCTATCTCGTGATCTACTGTAATCAACCCCTCTATGAACATATTGTGGAGCGACGGCGCTCCCATCATCTAGAGAGTATCACGCGAGTTATCTTGATGGAGGTGGAGGACCTGTGGGCCTATCCGTTTGCGGACAAGATTCGTGCCAATCGCGAAGTCTATTGGCCAACGCGGGATGCGCGGATTTCTGTGGAGAGCACGGTGGTCGTGTTTAGCAAGTTTGCGTTCGTGCTTCAGACCATGCAAGAGAACCCATTTGGGACATCGCGGTTTGGATGGATAGACGGTAGCCTCAATAAAATGGGCTCAAAAGTGTGCATGGATGGACAATTAAGTCGGCGATTGCTTTCTACATTACACCAAATCACAGAGCGTTTCCACCTGATGATCCTCAACGTAGAGGATAAAAAATACAAACAGGCTGAGTGGAAATATGCCTATTATCAGCAGGCACGATGGGTTGCAGTGGGATGCTTCTTTACATGCTCAGAACGAATCGGTCGTCCGATTCTTCAACGTCTTCAGGATGTCATACGAGATACGATTCAACAAGGGGTTGCACATCATGAAGAATATTGCTACTTGGAGGTACTCGATGAATTTTATGATGATATTCAACGAGGCTATGGAGACTACCAGCAAGCACTTCACAACATGATTAAACCAACCGAATCACTAGTCTATAT